TGGTTTGATACATATGACTAAGCATGGATATGATGGATATGAAGGTTTGGTTATACTAAATAGTACGGCCTTTCCAAGGCCTGTCCAAATAGTGAGACAGTTCATCTCAAACCTTGATACGCTCAAAGCCTGCATATCACAGATATTAAGGTTTGTCAAGTCCCCTAAAAAACCAGGGAATCAAAAGGATATACCAAACCTCTATTGGTAGTATATGGAGCATATGCGGATATAAGGTTTGAAGGTTTGAAATAAAAAGGTTTGGGGTTTTTTTATTTTCCAATGGGGCACCCCGTAAGAGTATAATAGAAATACCAAACCATAAAATAGTAAAAGGAGCAATATGAGAACAGGAATGTCACAAGGCCCAAGAGCCTTAAGAGAAATATCAGCAATAAATGAACCATTAGACTTGGATCAAACCCTAGCCGATTCTGTCAGGGTATCCATATCTAAGGCTACTTGGCTAGATGAAGTAGATATGGCAGCAGCCAAGCAAGCAGTCTTATTGGCAGAAACCATAGATGCCCATCCAGATAAGCGTCATCAAAATGCACCCATCTTAATTGGTTTGCTATCAAACCTTGGTTTGCTCAATAACCGCAAGAGCACTGAAATGTCTCCTGCAGATATGTTACAGGCTATTGCCAACGGTTAATTGGTATCCCACATATTGGACAGAACCTTTATCTGAGGATTTCCAGACTGATGGGGAAAAGGTCATTAACATTTCACAGGCTTTATGGCGTTTGCCAGAAAAGAATGATGAGATATTAACATTAACTGACTGGCAAAAGTGGCTTATTCGCCATGTCTTAGAGCGTTATCCAGATGACTATTATGACCCGTCTAAGGCTGGTAGGCTGCGTTATAAGCAGGTTGTGATATCTATGCCCAGAAAGAACGGTAAAAGCCTCCTAGGTGCCTTATTTGCCCTGTACGGAATGCTATTGCACGAGCCTGCCCCTGAAGTTATATCGGTTGCTGCCTCTGCTGATCAGGCTAAAATTGTGTACCGTCGCCTAAAACACCAGGTAGATTCAAGTGAATTGCTTGCACATTTCTTTAGTAAATCCACGGAACATAGAGGATTATGGACTAAAGATGGTACAGGAATGTATAAGGTTATTGGTGCTAATGTTGCAACTGCTCAAGGATTGCATCCTTCTATGGTTATCTTTGATGAGTTGCATGTGGCCAAAGAAGATGTGTGGACTGCTATGTCCCTTGGATCAGCAACTCGTACTGACGGTCTAACTATAGGTATCACAACTGCTGGCGATGACACATCAAACCTTCTCAAACATTTGTACGAAAGAGGAATGGCAGCCATCAATGGACAAGAAGACTTAGAAAGGTTTGGCTTTTTCTGTTGGGAAGCACCAAAGGGCTGTGCTATAGATGATGAAGACGCTGTTCGTATGGCAAACCCACAACTTGCATCTGGCATCCTAAACTGGGAGTCAGTCAAAAACGAACTAGCCACAATGCCTGAACCAGACGCTAGACGATACCGTTTAAACCAGTTTGTGTCCAGTATGAACGCTTGGATCCCAGTAGGAGCGTGGTCTCAATGTCCAAACGGTAGACCTACAAACCCTGAAGTGTTTGCTATTGAGCGTACCTCTGGTTGGGAATATGTATCTATTGTTACCGCAGAACTTAGACCTGATGGCATGATAGCCACTGAATTGGTTGCATCATTTAATAATACAAATATTGATGAGATTATTCAGGCATGTCTTAAGTTAGCAGAATACGGCAAACCATTTATAATGGATGGAAATATATTAGATGACTTGGGTGGTGCCCTAAAACAAAAGGGCCTACGAGTCCAGATGACAAGTAATAAAGATATTATCTCAGCGTCAAACAACACATACAGTAGAATTATGAAAAAGGAGTTAATTCATCCACAAGATGAGATAGTTTCCTTACAAATGCAACGAGCAGTACGCAAGAATAGCGGAGAATCCTGGAGGATTGCCCGTAAAGATAGCGGGACTGATATAGATGCAGCAGTAGCAACAGTATTGGCCATCTGGTTTGTTGAGACACAAATAAAACCACAACAGATGGTACATTGAGGAGAAGTAAATGGGATTAAGAGATAGATTAGTCAATAGACTTGGTTACGCAATTGATGAAGTGCAACCATTTATTCCTGAAACACAGAATCGTGCAATGACTGCACCATCAAGAGAATCATTTACAGTTAGTGAGTCATCAGCATTGTCTTTGATTCCTGTAAGCAGAGCAATCGCAGTTCTTGAAACAGCAATTATGCAGATTCCAGTTGAGGTAGAAAGAAACGCAGAATACATTCAGGGTCCTGCTTGGTTAGAATACCCAGACATTGAGAACAATGTATCACAAGCAGAGTGGCTTGGCACTACAGTTGTGCATCTTGCAACATTTGGTAATGCATTTTGGAAAATAACAAGAGGTCCTCGTGGCATTGTTAATGTTAGAAATGTACACCCATCACTTGTTTCAATAATGGCAGACGCAAATGGTGTATTAACTTATGCAATTAACGGAATAAACTACACACGAAACGAAGTTGTTCACATAAAACTTTGGAATAGAGTATCAACATTTGATTATCTTGGCGAAGGACCAATCCAACGCCATAGAGCAGTGCTGCGTTCAGCACTTGACTTGCACAACTATGCAGACAACTGGTTTAGAAGTGCAGCCGTACCAACAGGTACATTAACAACATCAGAATTTCTTTCTGCAGATGTAGCAAAGCAAAATAAAGATGCTTTCATTGCATCGCAGCAAGAAAGAAGTGTCGCTGTTCTTTCATCAGGACTAAAGTATGACAACATATCTTTAAACCCTGAGCAGGCACAGTTCCTAGAAAACCAGAAGTACATGACTCGCCAGATTGCAACTATGTTTGGTGTCCCAACCCTCTACATGGGTATGGGTATTGAAGGCCAAGGAATGACATATGTCAACGGTAACGAAGACAGATCAAAACTATACGAAGATGGATTACAACAATACATTGTTCGCATAGAGCAAGCAATAACTGATTTACTTCCAAGAGGACAATACGCTGAGTTTAATCTAACTGAGTTCTTGCGTCCAAACCAACTTGCAAGATATCAAGCATACGCTATTGGGATTGACAAGCAATTCTTAACAGTAGATGAAGTAAGAGCATTAGAATCTCTTCCTGCAACTGCTCAAGAAATGCCCAATTAACCTGTAGGATAAAATGGAGTAATGACTATGACAAATATGATTACTAGAGATTTTGAAATTAGAGCATCAAACTCAGATACTCGTGAAGTATCAGGAGTGGCAGTGCCTTTTAATGACACAATTGATATTGGCGGAGGAATGAAGGAAAAGTTTGCACCTGGTGCAGTTGACCTTAACGCTAATGTTAAATTGTTCCGTGACCACAAAGATATTATCGGAGTTGTCACAAATATGTCTGAAGACGAAGACGGTTTAAATATAACCGCAAAGATTTCAGAGACATCACTTGGAAATGAAACACTTAACTTAGTTAAGGATGGAGCAATCCGTTCTTTCTCAGTAGGATTCATTCCAGTAACAGATGTCAAAGATGGAAATACAATAATTCGTAAAAAGGTTGACCTTAAAGAAGTATCTTTAGTGGCCTTTCCTGCATACGACAAGGCTGAAGTACTTTCAGTCAGAGAAGAAACCAATCAGGAGGAAATATCCATGGAAAACACAACACCTGATTACACTTCAGCAATTGAAGAAGTTCGTAATCACGCAGAAGAACTTGAGCGTCGTCTTGATGTAATCGCATCAGCAAAGACACCAGAAGTTTCAGTACCACAATTCCGTACATACGGAGAATTCGTTAAGGGTGCAGCATCAGGAAATGAAGATGCACTAACACTTGCTCGTTCATTTGATGGAGCGACAACAGCAGATACAATCATGAAGAATGTCTGGGTTTCAGATGTACTTCGTGTTATCAATGCTGGTCGTCCAACATTTGCATCACTTTCATCAGCAGCACTTCCTTCAACAGGAAATGTTATTGAATACCCACTCTATGTCACAAACGACATGGATGTTGCACAGCAGGCTGCAGAAGGCGATGTACTTGCATTTGGTGGAATCACACTAGATTCTGCAACAGCACCAGTTAAGACATACGGTGGATACACATCAATGTCACGCCAACTTATTGAGCGTTCATCTGTTGCTTATGTAGATGCAGCATTCCGTTCAATGGCTGCTAAGTATGCAGCAGTTACAAACGCTGCTGCTCGTAGCATCATGGGAACAGCCACAGGCTTCTCAACATCATCAGTTGCATCATGGGATTCAGACGCTATCCTTGAGATGCTTGCAGACTCAGCAGTAAAGGTTAATGGAAATACAGGAAAGGCTTTGGAATATATCCTTTGCTCATCTGATGTATTCAAGGCTCTTGCAAAGACAACAGACGCTGCAAATCGTCCAATTCTTTCAAACACAGGCGCAACAGTTAACACATTTGGCGCAATCAACCCAGTTGGACTAACAGGAAACATCCTTGGTCTACCAATCGTAGTTGACCCATCACTTGCTAACGGTTCTCTATTCGTAGGTAACTCAACAGCAGTAACAACATTTGAATCAGCAGGAGCACCATTGCGCTTGTCTCGTGAAGATGTTACTAACCTAACCACTGACTTCTCAGTATTTGGATACCTTGCAATCGCTGCAACAGATCCAAAGGCAATGGTTAAGGTTGCTAACCCACTAGACTAATTAATTAATAGGAGAAGATTATGGACTGGACAGACTTAAAAGCATATGTAGGTGCTTCATCTAACGATGACATTTATGTAGAAGAATGCTGGAATACATCTAAGGATTTGGTTGCAAGTTATATTGCATCTACCAAAGTTCCTGTTGGTGTATTAAAGCGTTGCTATATTGAAGTTGGTTCAGAACTATTCCATCGTCGTAGTGCACCAATGGGTGTGTCTCAATATGCAACTTATGATGGTGCCCCCATCAATACTGCTAGGGACCCACTCGTTGGTGTATATCCTCTACTTAATAGATATATGGTGAGATTCGGATGAATCTAGCAACAGTAAGAGCAGAACTAGAAAGTGCCATCATTCTTGGTGGTATCTCAAAGGTTTATAAGTTTGTACCAGCAAGACCTAATCCACTTTGTGCGATTATGGAACCTGATACTGAGTTCATTACTGTATATGCAAACCAATATGAGGCAGACTATGCTTCTAATTGGAAAGTACTTATTTTAGTACCGTATGCAACTAATGAAACAGAAACAGAAAATCTTGATGACACACTTGATACTCTTATCCCTGCAATTTGGGAATACACCACAGCAAGAACATTAACCGTAGACAAACCATTTATCCAAGAGGTAAACGGATCTAGGTTTTTAGCAACAAACATAAATATTTCAATAGACATTGAAGGAGGAAATTGATATGGCAAGAATTAAAGGTAAAACAATCGTCTTTGAAGTCAACTCAACAGAGTATTCAGGTTCAGTGAGCAATGTAACATTCTCATCTGCAGTTGGAACACTAGGTTTTGGAGATTACACAGACTCACTTGATTACACTTGTGCAGTAACTGGTTTCCAGGATACAGCAGCATCAGCCCTATGGACTGAGTTGTTTGATACACCAGGACTACCACTTACAATCACTTACGCACCACACGGCAACGCAGTTGCAACAACTGCACAGCCACACTTCACAGCAACAGGATATGCAGAGACAATCCCAGATCTTGGTGGAGCAGCAGGCGAATATTTCGTTTATGACTTGAACATCATTCTTGATGGAAAGCCAGTACGACACAATTCCTAATTAGGAGTAAGCCATGGCAGAGGAAATAACTATCCAGGGTGTTAAGGAAGTCACTGACAGCCTTAATAAACTGGCTAGAGATTTACAGTCAAACATAGAACTTAACAAAGAACTAAGTACGACTCTATCTCAGAAAGCCTCTGCTATGGCACCCAAACTAACTGGTGCTTTGGCCTCATCTGTTATTGGTAATCCATCAGCAGAGAAGGCACAAATACTAGCAGGCAGTGCAGCAGTACCTTATGCAGGAGTTCAAGAATATGGATGGCCAGATAGAAATATTAAGGCTCAACCTTATTTAAATCCAGCAGTTAAAGATAACATGGGATACATCATTGAGAAGTATAATGATAGTATCCAGGCAGCAATAAAAAAGTACGACTTAAACTAACAGGAGGCAGTGATGAACGATTTTGATTTAATGAATACTCTCAAGTGGAAAGAACTTGCAGAAGTAGAAGAATATTTAGACTTACCTATGGACGAATGGACTGAAAGCAAGTCCAAGTCAAAACTAGCATTCGCAATGCAATACATGATGGCAAAGCGAAACAACCCAGGCCTTACAATAGAAGAAGCAGAAGAAATGTCAATTCAACAGTTGACTGACCTTGCTGGAGTTGACTTTACTGTCCCAAAAGAAGTGAATCCAGCCTAAGCACAATGGCTGCATTCTGTATAGAAACAGGATACACGCCAGATCAGTTTTGGGACATGACGCTGGATGAATACGGTGCAATTGTAAGTGCACTTAACAGGAGGAGTAAGAATGGCTAACCAGATAACAATTGATATTGTTGCTCAAACCCAAAAACTTACTTCTGGAATTAATGATGCTAATACACAGATTGACGGCATGTCAACTAAACTTAAAGGTGCTGCTGCTGCTGCAGGCGCAGCCGCATCTGCTTTTGTTTTAAAGCAAGGAGTTACATTCCTTAAGCAAGGCATTGATGAAGCCAAGCAAGCACAAGAAGCAATGCGTGGAGCCACTGCTACATTTGGTGAAGGTTCTGCTGCTCTTGCAAAGATTACTGCTGATGCTGATAAGTTTGGTAAGCAAATTGCAGTTGACAATGATGAAATTATTAAACTTGCTACACAACTTGGTTCTCGTTTACCTGCAGACTCTAAAGCAGCATCTGCTGAATTAGTTAATCTTGCTTATGATGTTAGTGCATATACAGGTGGAGCACTTAGTGCAGAAATGATAACTGGCAAACTTTCCAAGGCATTTGCTGATGGAAAATTAAAAGTATCAGAATTAACAAAAATCTTTCCTGATCTTGAAGCATCTGTATATGCACAAGCAGAAGCATTGTCAAAGGCTGGAGATAATCAAGGTGCACTTAATCTGCTTGTTGAAGCGGGACAGAAAAAATATGGAGATGCAGCAGAAAAGAATGTAACTGCATCACAAAGATTAGATACAACTCTTGCTAATCTTAAAGAAACAATTGGAATGAAACTTCTTCCAACAATTGAAACTTTAATTAATTTTGTAACTACAGCAATTGATAAATTTACAGCATTGCCAGGACCAGTACAAAATGTTATTTTAGGACTTACTGCACTTGTTGCAATTGGTGGTCCTGTTCTTACATTCCTTGCATCAGCCAAAACAGCAATGGAAGTGTTAGGAATAACAACTGGCGAATATACAATTGCACAAAGACTTGCTAACTTTACAATTATGGGATTTCCTGGACTTTGGGTAATAGCAGCAATCGTTGCAGTTATTGCAATCATTGTTCTTCTTGTTAAGAACTGGGATACAGTTACAGCAGTTGTTGGTAAAGTTTGGAATGCAATCAAAAACTTTGCAAGTGATGCATGGGATGCACTTAAAGGATTTGGTAGCAAGGTAGCAGGATTTGTAACTGATATAGTTGACAGGTTTAAAGAACTACCAGGAGCAATGCTAAGTGTTGGAAAAAACATTGTTATTGGTCTTTGGGATGGAATACAAAATATGGCTTCATGGCTTAAAGATAAAGTTACAGGATTCTTTAAAAATCTTGTTCCATCTTGGGCTGAAAAGGCTTTAGGAATTGCCTCTCCATCAAAGGTGTTTGCTAATATTGGTTCTAACATTATTAATGGATTGCAAAGCACATTTAATGCTCCTGCAGTTCAATCTGTATCAAATAGAGCACAAGCAGGCATTGCAGTACCAAGATTATCATTACCATCACTACAATCAAAATCAGGAACTAACATTGTAATCAACGCAGGACTTGGAACTAATGGTGCAGCCCTTGGTCGCCAGGTATCAAGTGCAATTAGACAATATGGTAAAGTAAGTACACAGGCGAGGTTTTAATGCTAGTTGCAGATGTATTCAAAGTTAATTTATATGCAGATCCATTAGATTATTTTAATGGTGTTGCACCTCAAAACATAACTTCTGGTATTATTAATGTAGATATACAATTTGGAACAGATATATACGAAGGACCACAACAACAAATAGATACTGGTCAATTTACAATTGTAACTCGTAATCCAAATATGGATCCAAAGATTAATACTAATTTAAAATATAATTCAGCAGTTCATTTTATTGACGAAAGGTCTGGGCTTTTTTTTAGAGGTTTTGTAACAGATGTTCAGGTTGAATACCAAAGAAAAAATGACCCAATAATTACAATTACTGGAACAGATATATTTGGTGCAATGCAAAGAGTTGTAATTGACCAAGATATTCATGATCTAATAATGGCAAATAGCACTGGACCAACTTGGAATGGATTAACATTTAGCGAGTTTATTTATTATATGACTGCTTTTACTGGAAAATACCTTGACTTTAATTTTACTGTTGGAGATGGTCCATCACCTTTGGGATTTTGGTTTGATGCAAGTCAAGATTGGGTTGAACAAAATTTTGGAGACTTGGGATATTCTCCAGCAAAATACATTCCTCAAGTTGGAGAATCATATTTAGAAGTAGTAAATAAATATGCACAAACAAACATGACTTCTTTTACAGCAATTGGTCAATGGGGTGGCGGAGCAATAAATGTTTATTCTTTTCCAAAATACGACCCACAATTTTGGGGACCACAACAAGATCCAATTTTGGCACATCCAGATTATGATTTTAGTTCTGATGCTGTTGATAACAGACCATATGAATCAATATTGCTTGATAACGGATACAATAGAGTAATTAACCAAGCAGATATATCTAACGAATATAGATATATAGATGCTGGAGAATTAAAATCTGTAACAGAATCAATTACAAGAGCATCAGAAGAATCAATAGATAACTATGCAATTTCAAGAGCAAGCATATCAACAGCATACCCAGAAGATGGAGCAATATCAATTGAATCTTGGGCTGATGGTTATTCAAAAAATATATTTCAGGTAAGTGGATTTCCAGGTCAAGAAATACAACAAATTACATTTGATAATGCAAGGCTTGAAGATATACAAAACGATTTTACATATTCTAATTATGACCTTAATAAAATGATAAGAATAAAACATGAAATAAATAATAATCAAATTATTGATAGAGTATATGACATTGCTGGAATATCACATAATATTACTCCAGACAAATGGCAAATGAGTTTTACACTTAAACCATCTAAACAAGAACTTGTATTTGAATATCAAGGACAGTCACCTACAATTGAAATGAATTCTTTAACTGGTGATGCAAACTTTAATTTTACTGCAACAATTACAAATTTTCCAACAGAAACTATTGAAAGTATTACTTGGGCTTTAAGTGCTACAGATCCAGACGAAATAGGACAAATTTGGCCTTATGCATTAAGCGGAAGAATGTTTAAAGATGGTTTGCCAAGAACAGGTCTTACACAAACTTGGAACTTTGATGATGATGGAATTCTTGCACCATATTCTTTTGACACTATAAACTTTCCACCAGAAGACAATCGTTTTGGTGGCTATGGTCCAGGAAATTGGACAGTATATGCTTATCTTAAACTAATTAACGGTTTTTATATTGTTGTTCAACAACAATTAGTAGTTGGAACACCAGCAGTAGAAGCAGACTTTGGCTGGACACAAAATCTTACAAATAATTTTGGTGCAGTACAATTTACAGATACATCAGTTAATCATGAAACTGGAGAACCAGATTCTTATTTATGGACATTTGGAGACGGGACAACATCATTAGAAAGAAACCCAACACATGTTTATGACCCAGCACCAGGACAAACAACTTATAGTGTTAGTTTAAGAGTATTTGCTTATGGTCCAGGTGGAACAAAAGTTTACAATACTAAAACACGGACAGTAACTCTTGTTCAACCAACAATGACTCCAAACTTTACCTGGATAGCATCAAACAATACAGTTACATTTACAAACACTTCAACAAATGTTGGTTTTGAAGAGCCAGATGCATATCTATGGAATTTTGGAGATGGTACAACATCAACATTAAAGAATCCAGTAAAAACTTTTGCTGCTGCTGCAAATGTTCCAACAAATTATAGTGTTACATTGACTACAAGAAATATTTGGGAACAAACAGCAGATATTACCAAAACTGTAACTGTTGATTCTATTTATACTAGTGGAACATTGCCTGTAACTCAAATAGGAATAGAAACAAGTCCATATTTTCAAGATGGCACTACTTTTATTGCTTACTTAAAAGCCCTAAGATCAGACGGAGCAAACCTATGTTTAAATACTTTGACATCTGCACCAAATCAAACATATAAAGATATTACAAACAATGCTACCACATTGCCTGGAACACAATTAACAAGAAACCCTGCAACTTCATCAGGAGTTTATGGATTAAAGCGTCTTGGAGGAACAAGACAAGGTAATTTATTGTTAACATCTATTACTCAAACACAAAATATAAATAATATAAATATGTTATTTGATGATAAATATCCTGCTGCAACATATCTATTTACAACATGGGACAGAGTTTATGCAACCGCAAATGATTCTTTTGGTGGCACTTATCCTATTGGATATTGGGATTTACCTGCAATTCCAAACTATGCTCCAATACAAACATACGGCAGAGAATATGCAATGACACCAATTAGACCAATGCCTCCAAAAATTCCTTACTTTAAATATACATTTGACAATAGAACTGTGTCTTTTACATCTGTAGAAACAGCAGACTCTTATGCATGGACATTTGGTGATGGAACAACTTCTACAGTAAAAAATCCAGTAAAGACATACGCTGCAAAGGGAACCTACAATGTAACTCTAGCAGTTACAAATGGTGGTGTAGTAACAAGAACAACTACTGAGCCAGTAATAATAGAATCTCTTATTGGCTATCCTGTTAGATATATAAAGTTTGCACAAAAAGATCACACTGGAATAAATGCTTGGGACACTCCTTATATTAATAATGTTCGTCCAATATTTAATAGAAATGCTTTAGTTCAAACTTCTCCTGTTGCTAAATTTTATATCAATCCAATAAGCATTGCAAAAGCAAATACATATTCAATGGACTGGTATCGTGGAACCGTAAGCCCAGGTCCTGTTGCACCAACCATAATTGATCCAATAGGATCTGCAAACAACACAAGACTTTATGATGGTGGTGGACTTAGAGTTAAATCTCTTGATGGAACATTTAGAACTAAATGGGAACTTACTGGAGATTTTGGAACTGCAATTAGTAATATAGATCAATTCCGTGCACAATTCTCAAGATGGAGTAATTATGATGGCACACCAAGTCCAGTTTGTACTGGAATATCTTATGAAATATATGTAACAGATTATGTTGGAGCACCATCAGGTATTTCAGGTGCAACATGGACAAAGATTGGTGATTTTACTCCAACAAGCATGCCATTGAATGGTGAAAAAGATTATCAAATGGTCCCACTATAACTTTCTGGCTGCCTCCAGGAATGCAAAACCCTCCCACTATGTCTGTTAAACTAACGGGAGGGTTTTGTTATTCAATTATTCTTCAGTGCTTGGTTGCACCTCTGGCAGTAGTTCTACCTCAGTCTTGGGCGACTCTTTCTTCTTAACTTTAGGACGCTTTGTTTTGTAGTCCCAGTCTTTTGCTGGAATGAGTTTTCCTTCGTAGTATACATTTTTAGCCATGGTGCTCCTTTGCTAGAATTGTGTAGATATCATCAACACGACTCTCTAGTCTTGTAATTTGGTCTTTCATGCTGGACCCAGAATTTGGCTTGAGTTCAGATAGGAATTTGCTTATCATCCATTTGGAGAAGCCAAAGAATGCTCCAAGGATACTTACTAAGCCACCAAAAAGTGCAGCAATAATTTCAGGGTTAGTCAACATACATCAATTGTACAATTAAGGTAGATTAACCTTTGGAGGAAATCAATGGAAACCCTGAATTTAATACCGCCATCAGTTGAGTGGCAAACTTACCGTAACGATACTACTGAAATGACAGTGTTTTTGGTAGATGAAAACGATGCTGCTCTTGACCTAACACAATGGGATTTTACTGGTAAAGTTAGAGAATACCCATCAGATGTAGCAGCATTACAAACTCTTGGCATTACAAAATTAGACAATGCATTAACAATTATCCTTGATAACTCAGACCTTCCATTGACTAGTTATTTTGATATTGAAGGTATTAATTCAGTAAATGACAAGGTTTCCACAGTACTTAAAGGAAGAATTCAGGTAGAAGAGGATGTAACACGATGACTCTTGGTTATGTAAAGGTAACATCTGAATCACCATTACTTAATGGAGAAGTTGAAGTAATTTCTCCAAGTCAGATTAAAGTTCTTGCATCAGGAATAAGTATTGCAACTGGTCCTCAAGGCCCACAAGGTCCTAAAGGAGACACTGGTAATACTGGTGCACAAGGTCCTAAAGGCGATAAAGGTGATACAGGAAACACTGGATCACAAGGTGAACAAGGAATTCAAGGCATTCAAGGTATTCAAGGTATTCAGGGAGTCAAAGGAGACACTGGAAATCAAGGTCTTCAAGGTGTTAAAGGTGATACTGGAAATACTGGTTCACAAGGAATTCAAGGAATTCAGGGAACTAAAGGCGACACTGGTGACCAAGGAATTCAGGGCATACAAGGAATTGAAGGACCTCAAGGTATACAGGGCGATAAAGGTGATACAGGTAATACAGGTAATGCTGGTGCTGATGGAGATAGATATCACACAACATCTACAACTTCATTTACATTAGGAACATCTGGTTCACAAACAATTACACTTGCTGATATTAATGTTGATTATTCAGTTGGTCAAACAGTTATTGTTGCTTATGACATTGACCACCATCAACATGGAACAGTTTCTAATTACAATTCTACAACAGGTGCATTAACATTTGTTAAAGATAGCAAAACAGGTTCAGGAACATTTGCATCATGGACAGTTAACTTAAATGGTGCTGTTGGTATTCAAGGTGAACAAGGCATTCAGGGAATTCAAGGTGTTAAGGGAGACCAAGGCGACCAAGGTATTCAAGGTATTCAAGGAGACCAAGGCATTCAAGGTATTGAAGGCCCTAAAGGTGATAAAGGAGACCAAGGAGATCAAGGTATTCAAGGTATTCAAGGTGTTAAGGGAGATACAGGTGATACTGGTCTTAAAGGTGACACTGGCTCTCAAGGTATTCAGGGAATTCAGGGTGAACAAGGAATCCAAGGTATCCAAGGAGTAATTGGAAACACTGGTAACACTGGTAACACTGGTCCTCAAGGACCTCAAGGTATACAAGGTATTCCTGGACCAAACTTTTCAGGGTATCAAAGAGAAATTCATGTATCAGGAACAGATGGAAACGATACAACAGGTGATGGTAATTTAACAACTCCAGTAGCAACAATTACAAAGGCTTTAACACTTGTAACTTCTACAAGAACTACATTGATAGTTCATCCTGGTACATATACAGAAACTGTTACACTTCCATCACAAGCAGGTATTACTATATCTGCATCTAATATTACACAAACAAACACAGCAAGCCAAATTCTTATTGACAATGTAACTATTGGTACTGTAGCATCAGGTGCAAATATTAATGGTGTAAATATGAATACTTTAAATATTACAGGAACTGCAAGTGCAAACATTAACAACCTTTCTGTTGGTACTGCATTTAATAAGAGTTCTTCAGGAACAGTAATTGTTACAGGTCCAAGATTTGGTAATCCTACAGTATCAATTACAGGTGCTGGGCTTACTCGTTTTGATGATGGAATTCAAATTGGTACTCCAACAATTAACAATGCTAGTGCTATTGTTTTTATGAAGAATCTAAAAAATATATTTACAACAGTATTAACAACTGGCACTCTTGTTATTTCTGATTCAGCAATATTTAGCGATGCTACATATGCAATTACTCAAACAGGTGGTTATATAACTTTAGCAAATACTACTGTATATAACACTGCTGGATCTTCTGTTAGACCAATTTCATTTGGTGCAAGTGGTATATTTAACATAATTAACAGTGTATATAATCATGCTGGTTCAAGCGTTGCTGGAACAAATGCTTCTGCTGCATTAACTGGTTATGGAACTGTAAGAGCACCTAATTTTATTACAAATGGTGGATCAGCAACACAATTTGTTACAGGTACAGGATCATTAACTACTCCTGCTGTGGCAACGGCCCCTGCCACATCTGGTAGTACTGGTATAAGAGGCCAATTAGCAGTTGATGGTGACTGGCTATATGTTGCTATAGGAACTAATGCTTGGAGGAGAGTGGCTCTCACTTCCTTCTAAAAAGCCTTCTAAGGCCCTTTTAAGACACTTTTAAACATAGGAGATACATAATGGCCATAATCGTAGATATAGACGATACAATCGTTCGTAATGGTGATAATCCAATCCAGAAGAACATTGACTATATAAACAATCTTGGTGAGCGTAAGATTATTATTACAGGCAGACCAGATGGTGATAGAGCCAGAACAGTTGCTATGCTTAAAAGTATTGGTTTTACATATTCTCGTCTTATGATGAATCCATACGGATCAGATAAAACAGGGGATTGGAAGAGAGAAGCAGCATCTAAATTAACAGACATTGTATTAGCCATAGATAATGACCCTAAGATAAGAAGAATCTATAACTCTCTAGGTCTTAAAACATTAGACCCAGCAACTATTTAATATTTTAAATAAGCCATAGATATAGGGTTCTCAGGAAACTCTCAGAAAGAATTCATCTAAAGTTCATTTAAGAAAAGGCTATTTATTGTATCTGCCAAGGATAAGTTGTGCTATACTTAAATATATATAAGAAAGAAAGATATCCTAATAGTTTTACAAACTATCTTTATATATAGAAGATATCTTATATATAGTAACTTTACAAATACTTGATTTCAGGGTATAATTACTATATGACAACTAACAAAGACAGGGCAATAGCCCACGGAATAACAAGATCAAAGATTATAAACACCTTCCATAAGAATACCATGGTCCAAGAAGATGGGTGTATTGTCTGGACTAAAATGTTAAATCATAAGGGCTATGGTGTAATGGGCATAGCCTTTAATGACAAAGCAGGCATAACATATAGAAACCCTGTACTTGTACACCGTTTTGCCTGGGCACTTAAGCATGGAATGGAATTATTACCATTGGGCAGTGGACCAGAGCGTAGAGGCGATAGAATGGTTTTAAACCATATTTGTCATAATCGTAAATGTGTTAACACAAACCATTTAGAGGTTATATTGCAATCAACAAACAATAGTCATGAGAAGAGAAAACCTAAGAATGTCTGAAAAAAAGCGGGGAAGACCAAAGAAAGAAGTAGCACATATATGGGAAAAAAAGTACTACTTCCTTAGTGAGGCTAGAAATGACCAAGCAATACGCAAGGTATTAGAAGAGCGTATGTTTAAAGGTTTTGAGGAAATACATATCCTGGCATTTGATAAGCCAATAGGATGGTTTGAGATTAACCCTGTTAAGAAGAGGATTGCTGATATACTTGATACGATATGACAGCACATCCAAAGTATGGTTTCTCCAACTCACCCTTCTACTACCTAGGTAAGTACAAGACCACCCAAAGACCCAGGGTATGCGTAAGGTGTGGACAATCAGCCTACTATTATCATCATGACTGGGATTGGGTATGTGCAGCACATCTACTAGACCTATGCAATATAGGTCAATTAGCCTTTAACTGGGGAGATTATGAGGAAGTATGGCAAAGGACAGAGAGATTGCTCCAGAGGGCAGCACCATCGTCTACTGGTGTAAAGAACACGGTATATCCATATGGGAAGCCTGTTGTGGAGGAAGAAGACCAATGGGATGGTATGAAGAGTCTAATGGAGGAGTATGATGGGTAGTCCATATGCAACGGCTGAGTATAAGCGTAATCGTAAGGCTGTCCTTGAGGCTAGTCAATGGACATGTCATTATTGCAATGGGGTAGCCAATACAGCAGATCATATAATCCCTGTGTCAAAAGGCGGGGGTAATGAAGTAAGCAACCTATTACCAGCATGTACCAAATGTAATAGCAGTAGACAAGACAAGGTACTAATGAGACTAAGGTATTGGAATAAGAGATATGTTTGAGAGAGGCTTACTTGTTGGGATGATAGTTATGTATACATTGATATGGTGGTTTGATACATATGACTAAGCATGGATATGATGGATATGAAGGTTTGGTTATACTAAATAGTACGGCCTTTCCAAGGCCTGTCCA